CGCGGTTATGGCTTCCGGTGCTGGCGGAGGCGGTAGAGCAGCAACCGCCTCATCGACCATGCCCCGGACCACCACCGGGTCGACGCTCTCGCCATCCTTCGGCGCGGGCAGCGCGGCAACCGCGCGCTGTACTGCTTCCTCAATCAGCGGCGCCAGATCCTCCGCGGTGATGGCTTCCGGTGCTGGCGGAGGCGGTAGAGCAGCAACTGCCTCATCGACCATACCCCGGACAACCGCCGGGTCGACGCTCTCCCCATCCTTCGGCGCGGGCAACGCGGCAACCGCGCGCTGTACCGCTTCCTCAATCAGCGGCGCCAGATCCTCTGCGGTGATGGCTTCCGGTGTCGAAGGTGGCGGCAAAGCCGCGACAGTGTCGTTGATCATAGCACGGACACTGTCGCGCCCAGGCTGGGCGGCCAATCGTTGCTCCAACTCGCTGATCCGCACCACCAGAGGCGCCGTGGCGCGCTCGACATGGTCGCCAATGAGCTCGGCGATCAGGTCAGCTAGCGCGTCGGAGTCGATCATCGAGTTTGCCTTTCGCGCGGCGGCGAACGGCCCATAGGTCGATGACCTTAGCACCGGATTCGGCCGGAGTGTCGGTTGCGGGAGGCGCCGCGGCCGGTGGGGGCGGCGGCGTTGTCGCCTCGATCGGTTGCGCGTCGCGGCGCGCCAGCCATTCCAGGCTGTGATCCTGCTCCTGCAGGTAGACCGTGTCGCCGCCAGGTACCGGCTTCACGCCGATCCGCTTGCGCTGCTCGTTGACCGTCAACTTGCCCTTGGACTTTTCGAGCACGTCCATTTGCGTGCTGCTGTCCATGCGCAAAAGGCCCTCAAGGTCGAACTCGGTGCCGAGCGTCTGCCCGACCATGCCAAGGCCCTCATCGAGGCAGAGTTCGATCGCTTCGATCAGCACCTGCAGCGCCTGGCTGTAATATTCGATATTCAGCGACTGGATGTTGTTGTTCGTCGGCATCTGCCCGAGGCCGATCTTGTAGGGTGGCACATGATAGGTCGAGCACACCACCTCGGCAGTCCATTTCAGCTGCTCGATCAGCTGCGCATCCTTGGCCTGCACCGACATCGATTCATACTTCAGCCCGTCCCCCAGCACAGCGACCTTGCCTGCGTTGGAGCCGGTGAAGTTGGCGTCCCAGTAATCCTTCAGCCGCTTGGCGTTCTCGGGATCGATCTGCCCGGGCGCGGTAAGGATGCCACCCGGTCGAGCGCCGTTCTGAAACAGACGCGTGCTCGTCTTCTGGATCGCGTCGCCCTGCATCGCAGTGATGCCGTTGGCATAGATCGGCGAGAGCCCGACCAGGGGATGGAAGAAGCAATTGAACCGGTCGTGGATGATCTCGCGGGCCGGAACGACGATGCAGTCGGGCAGCCCGGAAAGATCATCGGTTTGGAGCTGGTAGAAGACCGACCCGTCATCGGAGACGAGCGGGGTCACCAAATCAGGGTTGAGGACGTACATGCCGACGACCACACCGCGCCCGTCGCGGCGCTTGAGCACATAGGTATTGCCGCGCTGCAGCTTGGACAGCACCCATGTCTCGTAGAACTGAATGCGGTTCTGGTAGTGGTTCGGTTTGCGCAGCACCGGCGAATAGGCCGGGTTGGTTACCTCCGACCAGATGCCATCGCCGTCCTGCTGGACCAGGCGAACGCGCAGCTTTGAGATGTCCGACGCGATCAGCGTCTGGCAGGCGAACACCGCCGGAAAGGCAAGGACAGTGTCCTGCCGGACCTTGATATCCTGCTGCCATGCTCCCGGCTGCGATTCGAGCACCGTGTGCCAACCGCCGCGCCATTCCTGCGGCGGCGACAGCGACTTGCGGGCTCGGGTGATCTCGAACCCGAACAGCTTCACGCCGCACCGATCTTTTCGGTCAGCGTCGCCGCATCCCAGCCGTGATAAGGTCGCTTGCCGAACTTGACCTCATAGGCCTTCCGGAGCGAGGCCAGATCATCACCCTTGGGCGCGGGGGCCTGCGGTGCAGGATCCTGCTGCTCGTCGGGTTGATTTTCGCCGGCCGAACGCTGGGCGCGCTTCAGCGCGATCAGCAGGCGCTCGTGCGCGCGGGTGCGCGGCTCGAACGTATCGCCCGCCTTCAGGCGCCGGGTCGCATAGGTGAATGGCTTGGTCGCGATCAGCATCGGCTCAGCCTCCTGGGTAAGGGGAGCGGGCGGGAGCAAACCCCCGCCCGGCTCGATGGACGCCTGGTCGTTACGGGGTGACGGGCGTGCCGTAGTCGGCGTCGCCGACGTAGGCGACGGCAGACGCGCGGCGCTTCGCGAAGTTCAGCGGTCGCACCACCTTCAGTGCCACCGATTCCGTCTGGAACATCGAGACGACGCTGGCATTGGCCGTCGGCGTGTCGCTTGCACCCGCGGGGTTATCCGCCATCTCGATCGCAGCCTCGGTAGACATCGACACTTCGACGCCGCGGTCGCCGATCTTGTAGATGTCCGACGGCTTCATCAGGATCAGGTCGCCAGCGCCGACATTGCCGCCGCCGCTGATTGGATCGCCCTTCAGCGTACCGCCGGATGCGGTAATGCCCGGGAAGGCGTCCTGCCCAAGCGCGTTCTGCATCAGGCCGATCGACTTCGCGAGCGACTCAGTGGTGGCATACTGGAGGCCGCTGGCATTGTTCGCGGTGATGAACGGCGCATAGAGCGCCTTGATGTCGGTGATCAGCCCGTCGACGTCATTGCCGGCGCTGGGGATAGCCGTCACGCCGTTCAGAATGCCCGCCGGCGATACACCAGGAACTGCGGCGGCAGCGCTGAAGAAGGTGCCGTCCACCTTCTGCGCCGATGCCTCGACCAGAGCATCGCGAACCAGCATCTCGGCCGCCGGCGTGCTGTCGCGCAGCAGCTCCTTCGACACCACCGCCAGTGCAGCAACCTTCAGCGGCGTGAGATTGACGTTGAAGAAGTCGGGCTTCGACACGGGGATCGACTTGGACTGACCGACCCAATAAGCGGTCGCCGTGCCGTCCTGGCCCTTGATCGTGACGTTGGCCGGAACCTCGCGCAGCGGCAGATTATCGAACAGCGTGCGGGCATAGAGATAATCGATGAAGTCGCCCGTATAGCGGCCGTCTGCGGTGACAAGCTCAGCGCCCCATTCGCCGCTGTCGCTGCCGCCGCCGGCAACCGCCGCGCGCACGACTTGGACGAGCGTGGGGTTACGATCGGCCCAGCGCTTGCGAGCTACTTCGAGCGCAAAGCCGACACCCTCGATGCGGGCGAGCGTCTTGGCGATCACCAGACGCGTGAAGTTCTGGCCCTCGAACTTCTCGTCGGCATCACCCTTGATGATGATGGTGGGGCCGCTGCGCGACTGAGTGCCATCGACACCGTTCTTGCCGGTCACGGCCTGCGCCCTGCTCGCGGAGCTCTTCTCCATCGCGCGCAGGCGCACCAGGTGCTTGTCGATCGCCTCGATATCCTTCTGGTTATCGTCGAAGGCCTCTTCCTGGTCGGCGTCCAGCGTCGAACCGGCTTCGGCGGCCTTGGTCATGATGCCTTCATTGGTCGCGACCAGCGCAGCCCGCTTCTGCTCGAAAGCGGTGATCTGGTCGGCGATCGGGACGCCGGCGACCGCCGCGAGCGCGATGGTGTGACCGTGAGCAGCGATGCCGCTCGCAAAGACATAGAGGGTGTTGGCCATATCGGCCGCCTGGGCGGGCATGGCGATGAGGATAGCGGCGAACACCGCCGCGATCAGACCGATGATTTTCATGATGTAACTCCGGTAGAAGGCTGGCGGCGAGCCGCGCCCTTTGAGGTCACGTGCGGATGATGTTCCGCACGACGAAGGGTGCCACCCGGTCGCGGGCTGGCGCGTCCAGCTTCACCACCCTGACGGACTTGCCTGTCGCGGCATTCGTGGGGGCTTGCGGGATCTGGAATTCCGGGACGCCCTGAGCTTCCCGGTAAATGCGGTCGAACTGCTTCACGGCCGAAATGACGGCATCCGGATTTGCGGGAATGGTCACGCCTGAAAGCTCAAGCCAGTCCCACTCTTCGAAATCGATGCCGCCATTGTCGAGGAACGAGTATTTGATAGGGTTGAAGCCGATCGAGGTGGCGCGCACCAGCTTCAGCTTGAGGGACTGCCACGCCATGTCGAGCAAGTCTTTCAGCTTGCCCGGCTCGTCGGTCTGCGCCAGCTCAGCCTTGAACTTGATGCCGGATGCCTTCACGTCGGCATCGATGACATGACCTACGGGCTTGTCATGCTGGTGCTGCCAGAGGAACGGGATCGGCAGCGCGAACTTAGCACCGAGCGGATTGACACGGTCCTGCATCCGGTCCGGCGACGGCGTAGTGGCGGTTCCCTCGATGGTGCGCCTGGCGTCATCGAACACCTTCACCTCGATGAACGAATAGGCCCGGTTGAGCATGTGCGGCCTCCTCAGCCGATGATGAGCATCTGATAGTCGGCCCGCCTGGCTGCCGCCGGATTGCGCGACATCAGCATGACCGCGTTGAACAGCGCTATGAGCGGGTCGATCTTGGCCTTGCCTGCGATCTGCTTTGTGATCAGCACGGCGTTACCGCGCTGTTCCGCTCTCGCGTTACCCACGCACCAGTTCATGAGCTCCTGTACGGCGTGGAGCAGCGTGCGGTCCTTAAGCTTGCGCTCCGATCCCCACACCGCGGCCGACAGACGAAAGCCCTGCGAGATCGCCAGAAGCTGCTTCTCGGTGAAGCCCCGCCCGATCAACTCGTCCACGATGGCAGTGACGCCAGCGGGATCGAGTCCGATCGCATATTCCTCCGGAAACAGGTCGGCGTCCTTCACCTGCTCGAGGATGTCAGCCAGTTCGACGAGATCCTGCGTTGGATCCTCGCACTTCGTCAGGGTGCCTTCGACAATGAAGTCCTGAAGCCGGCTGACGATATCCTTGCGACGCTCGAACACGTCCAACTGTGCCCACGCGTGCGACCAGCTCAGCCAGGCCTTAGTCTCTCGATGCCTCCCGAGCAGCGTCAAGCCGAGCAGGTCGTCGAGCCCGCCCCCGTCAATCCCCGCGACCGCGACTTCGCAGATCGCGAGGAACTGCTCGAGCGTGCCGTCCCATATTTCCGGAGGCGCCGCGGCAGCTTCCCAGTAGAGCGCGCCCGCCCATGCGTTGTGTCTAAGGCCGACGCCGATCTCAACGTTGAGGTGCTTCGCGTAGAAGACCTGCTTGGTGCCGTCCTCGGCGTTCTCGACCTTGCGAAACTCGCTCTCCAGCCACTTCTGGCTGACCGAGCGCCCCAAGTTGGGGTTGGTGATGTAGAAGTTGGCGGGCAGCAGGTGCTCGCCGGCAGCCATCATCTCCTCGGGGAACTCGTAGAGCACCGGGAGGAATTCGTTGTCCTGCACCAAGCCGTCGCGGACGTCGCGGGCATAGGCCAGTTTGTCCTTGAATACGCCCGCCGGCGGCTCGTCCGATTGCGTGGTCAGGTAGAGGGTGTAGCCCTCCGGTCGCGAAACTTGCCCGCCCGCCGCCTCGCGGAGCATCGCGTCGGCGGTGGCCTTCTTTCCGAACAGCCAAAGCTCGTCGACAAGCACCCGACTGGCCTTCTTGCCCGATACCGTCGCGCTGTCAGCCGCCACCACCTTGAGCGTCGCCTTGGTGACGCGGTTCGTGATCAGCCGAATGTGCTCCTGGATGTGGAGCAGCGCGTCAAGCTCCTCATCGGCCCGGATCATGTCGCATGCGGGCTTGAAGCTGTTACCGGCGACCTCGATCGTCGGCGCAAGGATCAGGTTCTCGTCCGATTCCCGCCAGCCGCAAATCAGCTCGGTGAGCATGATGCCGGCGGCGATCGTCGACTTCGTGTTCTTCTTCGACACGAGCAGCATGCCTTCGCGGATCAGCTGCTGCCCCGTCTCGTGGTCGTACGCGCCAAAGATCGCAGCAGCGAAGTCGAGCAGCCAAGTATCCGCGGACTCGCCGATGGTCGGTCGCCCCGGCAGGTCGACGATGCGCAGCGATTTGAAGACCGCCATTTTCGCCTCGGCTGAAGGCGGGAACAACGGCTCGAAGGGCACAAGTGTGCGGCGCTCGCGGATCCGGGTTTTCCAGTCCACGCATGCGGTTGACCAGACCGGCACCGCCTTACTTTACCGCCTTGAGCGTGGGAGGGCCAAGAGCGGCGAACCTCGACCCACCCCCGATCTGCGCAGCCTTCTCCTGCTGCGCAGCCTTCTTCCCTTGCGGCGCCGCCGCCTCGTTCAGCGTCTTCAATGCGAGCGCAAGCGTCTTCATGGTGTTCGCTCGATTGCCCAAGCTGAGCAACTTCAGCATCGCGTCGCGGCGGCTGTCGTCATCATCACCATCGGTCGCGGCAATGATCAGATCCTCAAGCTCGCCGCGACGGCTAGTGACCGCATCCAGCTCGTCGAGCATGCGGGCGACCAGCGAGCGTCCGTCGTCGGCGATCTGGTTGTGATCGCGAGGCGCCTCTGGGTTCGAACGCGGAGGCGGTGGCGGCTGGCGCTCAGGTTCGCACCGGTTCGCAGTGCGAACCTCGCGAACCCATCCCTGCGCCTTCGCCCGCTTTCGAATAGCTGCGTCCGAAATCTCGTGCCGGTCAGCTATTTCGCGGATGGAATCTTCACCCGCCAAGTATTCAAGCTCGATCCGCGCCCAGTCGATAGTTGATTTCCGTTGCGCCATCGGCGGCTACCTCCGGCGAAAGTTCGCACCCTGGACCGCTCCACCAGGATTTTTTCTCCGCGTGGGACGGGGGCGGTCCAGTGAGCCCGAGCTTCGAACGAGATTGGTCACCCCCCCCGGGTGATACCGGTCGTGCGATGGGCGCTAGGGCCTCGCTGCTCCGCGCTGCTCCGATCTCTGCTTTGCGCCGTCGTGACAGGCCTTGCAGAGGGTTTCGATATTGTCCTCATCCCAGAAGAGCCGCTCGTCGCCACGGTGCGCTTGGCGGTGGTCCGCCACCAATTGCGAGGTGTTCGGTTCGACGCGTTGACATCCCGGCCACTGGCAGCGGAAGCCGTCACGCACGAAGATGCGAAGTCGCAAAGCTCGCCATCGGGCCGTCTTATACCATTGCCGCCACGGGCTTGCTTGCGCACGACCTCGCCCGCCGGCATCAAACGAAGCGATCCGCGGAGGCAGCGGTGAAAGTCTCGCAGGCAGTGAAGTAAGCTTGCTTTTGCCAGCCATAGATCCTCCGGCACCGTGCAAGGAAACCCCCGACACAAGATGTGCCAATAGGGGACTCACCTCCCGATTTGGCGTCTCCGATCTAACGTGAACTTATTAGGTTTCAGCACCAAGTACTTGAGGAAGAGGCGACACTTGCAACTGCGATGGATCGTTAAGGGGGCGTTAACACGGGTGCTTCTTGGCAAGTCTCGCGCGTGATACGAACTCGCCTAACTTGAAAGGGGAAGCGATGAAGTACTTGCAAGCATTGAGCGTTTGCGCGCTGTTGGCGTCGCCCGGCTCGGCGTTGGCGCAGATCTCCGTTGACGGACAAACGACGACTGCCGGTAGCTATTTCTATGCCGGCTCCGCCGTGTCCGGTTCCATCGCTACGGACCCGTTCGCACACCAAAATTTTGACGGCTCTGACTTCGCTACAAGCGGCGGGGATACCTCAACGGGTCGGCTATATGCGGCTGTTGGGGCAGCGGGCGTGGCTTCGGCGTTCGCGAGTGCTTCGTGGAACGACACTCTTCGATTTACCGTCAACGGTGCTAACGCCAACTCTGTTACCACCGGCTTCTTCTATGTGGATCCGTTGTGGGGCGGCTTCGCCTTGGATGAGGGCTACGGCAACATCTTCGCTCAAGCGTCGCTCACGCCTACGAATGGGATCGGCTCAACCGGCACTGTCCGTATCGAGAGCATAAACAGCTTCGCCCCCACCTCTGAAGGCTGGAACGACGTCTACTACACCACCTCCTACGCTGAGTTGTACAGCTTCAGCATCTTCGGCGATCAGCAGGACTTCACGTTCAACGCCCTCGTGCAAGCCGCTTCGGAAAGCTTCACCTTCACCGGCGCGTACATTCAGGCGGACGTGCAGCTGATGCTGAAGTTTGCGCTTCCAGCCAACGTCTCCCTGTCTTCTTCATCGGGAACCATCCCTACCCTCTCGATCCCGGGTTACACACCCACCGAGGCTGCAATGCCGACGAGCATCACTTCGAACGGCGGGTTCCAGTTCGACTTCGTCGCCGTGGAAGGTGAGATGCTGTACTTCGATCCAGAGGTCGCAGTCGGGTACGATTATGAGGTGTCTAGCGGTAGCCCAAACATCCTGGCTGCGATCTTCCCCACCATCACTGGGGATCTGGACGGCTACGATATCTACGCTCTTAGCGATCTAAATAATCCGCTGTTCACCGGCGTGATGGGCGGCCAGCTCATTGACTTCACGTCCCTTGCGGGTTTCGGGTCAGGCATCTCGGGGTTCGCTCTCCGAGGTATTGATGTAGGCGCGAATTTGGATCCCGCCAACACAATGGCATTCGTCACGGGCCTCACCTTCGCACAGTCCGGCGTGGCTTCGCTGACGCAAACCCCCGTCACAGTTTCGGTCGGCGGCGCGGTTCCCGAACCCGGCGCGTGGGCCATGATGATCGCGGGCTTTGGCCTTGCTGGTTCGGCCCTGCGCCGCAAGAGGCTGCACGCGGCAGTTTCTTGATCCACGACCGGCGCGTCTGATTTGCTCAGGCGCGCCGGTCCTCGTCTTGCAAGCAGCCTGGACGTGCTGGCCTAGACACCTGGAAATACCTGCCGCAGTTACGTTCCCGGTGCGGGTCCACCCGTTTGTGCGATGCGGCAGACAGTGCTCGGCAGATTGAGCAAATGCGATCAATCTAAGTTATTGTTTCCTATGCGACTCGAGGATGCCGAACTATTCGCCATGCAGATGCTGCACCTTCATGGCGACCATGCTCCAGGGGTGATCGTCGACAAGCTTGTCGCAGCAATCAAAGCGCATAATCTCGATGAAGCTCACTTCTGGGATCATGTCGGTGATGCCGTCGACCTTCTAAAGAGCGGAGGCTTTCAACAGCAGCCTCCCGCTGATGATTGACGACATTGTTCTCGAATTGGTCAACGTAGGTTGTAGGCAGCCTTCGGACTTCGCGAGAAGCGTCTGCTTCCCTGCGTTGGTTGGAGCGGCGACCTGGGTCAAAAGCCCTGCCGACCTGCTACCTTAAGCCGCTATAGCGGCGGTCCCGGTTGGGGTGTTCCCATTCTGTATCGCATCTTCGACCAGAAGAAAAGAGGCAACGCGCACGCGAAAGGAGCCGCCGAAAGCAACGAGAGCGAAGCGCCCGTTGCCCTCCTCCACAATACCGTTCATGCCGGCGAACGGCCCGTCCGGCACCTTCACCATCGCTCCGGGCTCGAACTCCTTCTTGGTCGTGCGAAGCCGCGCCTTGAGCTTCCGCTCTTCCGCCAGCCGGACGCTCACCACATCGGCGTCAGCGATGAACGGAAAGCGGCCGGCATGTCGGAAGACTGAGAAGGGCGGATGGCCCGACACCGGCGAGGCGCAGATGCCCAGCAACTCGCCGAGGTGACGCGCACGAACGAATACGAACGTCGGCATGATCGGGATCTCGCGAGAGAAGGTCTTATGGCTGCGCGGGACACGCTGCTTGATGACATCGATCGGGGTCCAAGCTTCAATGCCAATCTGCTCGAGCGAGCGGACGACCGAGATCGTACGGCCGGGGCTCGTACGCACGATGCACCATTTCGTCTCGATCATCTGCGCCTCTTCCATCTTGCCCCGCCACATACTCTCAACCCTCCCAGGAATCACGCTTTGTTCTCGTTCTCACGCCGCACGCTGCTCCGGCGCTTCAGCCGCGCGCTCTTCCGCCGTGATGCGGTCGAGCTGCTCCTGAGGGATGTGACCAAGCCGGAGACCCATGCGCCGGATCTCCGTGCTCATCCGACGGACCTGCTCGTCGGTGACGGGCCCGCAAGTTTCCTCCGCGGCTTCACGCTTGCCGTTGCGGAGAATGTACCTGGCAACGTTGATCGCATGCTGCTCCGGGCTGACATAGGCCTTCAACCGCTCCTCGATCTGGCGCACCGTCGGGAACCAATCGAGCTCCTTCAGGCATCGTCGGCAGGCATAGGCAAGCGCCGCCGCGTCGCAGCCACCGAGTGCGGAAACGTAGGCATTCAGCTTGAGCCGCCCGGCGACCTCGCTCGTGGATTGGGCGGGCATCGAAGCAGCTAGTGTCCCGATCGACTGGCGGATGGTTCGCTCGTCGGCCGGCTTGCTCGGCGCGACAGCCTTCGCGATTGGTTCAATCACGGCGATGTCGCTGGCGCTGAAGGTCGCGCCGTCTTCAGTGGCGCGCGCCAAAACGCTCCTGGCGCTCGGCGTCAATGACGGCATCGAGCAGGCCGTTGCTGCCGTTGCGATCCCGGTTGCGGCGGTGGTTTGCTGGTCGGTGCCCATTGCTCTGGTCCTCGTACTCGGATGGATCGACGATCGTGCCCCAGCCCTTCTCGGCTGCTTTCTCGACGAGCCGGCCGGGCGGCCACTCGGCGGTGGCGAACTGCGCCAGCAGCTTCAGCTGGCCGCGGTAGGCTGTGTCGGTGTCGGTCAGCCGTTTCTTGCGGCGATTGGCGCGGAAATCCCGCCAGTGCTCGGGGTCAACGCCAGCCGGGCAGGCCCAAGCTCGGGCCGTCGCAGGCGCATCGGGCGCGGGCCCCTCGTGTGTGTGCGGGGTGGGGGTTAATTTTTGGGGGTCTGGGGGGCTTTTATTGGGGGAGGGGTCAGCGTCACTATGCGTCACTTGTGCGTCACTGGCGTCACATGTGACGCTTGGTGACGCTTCGTGACGCTCCCGATAGCGGCGCATGCGCAGCGCGCCCTTGGTCGGCTGGGTCGCCGCTTGCGCCTGGGCCTGTGCCGTGGCGAGCGCCATCGCCACCTCACCGACCAGGTCGGCGGGCGTGCCGGCGGCGATCAGCCGGGCGAGCAGGTCTGCACTCATTGGGCGATCTCGATCGAGACGAGCACGCGCCCGCCCTTCACCGGATCGGCCATGATCGGTCGCTGCAGGCGGAACAGCTTATCGTCGACGCCGAGCGCGGTCGCTATGCCGTCGAGGTACGCCTTGAGGCTGGCGATCGCATTGTCCTCATCGGGCGCCGTGCGCGTCTTCGGGTGGAAGGTAAGCGTGACCGCGAGCGGCGTGTCCTTGGGAAAGCGCGGGCGGCCGGCCGCGATCACGGCCTCGCCGCCGATGCGCCTGGCCTTCTTCTTTGCCGCGTGAAGGGCCATGTGGTGCCCGCGCCCGTTGGGGCTGAGGATGCGGGGCGGCCAGGGTAGCTCTGCGATCATCAATCTGGATACTCGTGCGCGTGGAGGCGGTGCACCGCCGAGCGAACCCGGCGGCGCTGTCGTGCTCAGGCTTCTGGCTTCCCAACCAGGACGGGCAGCTCCGTCTCGGCCCGGACGCGCTCCAGCGATTCACTGAAGGCATGGTCGAAGGTGCGGTCGGTGCGCCACAGCTCGAACCAGAAGGTCAGGCGCCCCTGATAGGCGCGGTACCGGAGCCGGGCGGCGAGCCGGTACAGCGGCCCGTTGCGGAACACCGGAATGGCGATCAGGAACAGTGACGGCACCTTGAGGGGCGCGCCATTCTCGTCGGTATGCCGCGCCTGGAAGCGCACGACGCCCTCCCCGCTCGACAGGTTCACAGCCTCCTGCACGATCGCCTCGTCGTTCACCTGCAGGCCGCGGGCGAGCTCCATCAGCTTGTTCGGCGTCGCGATCGTGTCCGGGCCGCCGAGCGTGTCGACCAGCCGCTGGAGATCTTCCGGCAGCGTGTCCTCACCGGGCACGAGGTACAGCACGTCGATGATGCGGTTCTCGAGGAAGGCCGCGAACTCGGCCATCGTCATCTTCTCGTCGTTCGCCTCGGCCCAAGCCTGCCACTCGTCGGAGAGCGGGAACGCGAAGGTCGAGCGGTGCTTGCCGAAGCGGGGATCGCCGGCCGCGCCAATGCGGTGATAGTCAAGGACCGCGGTTAGCGACGGGTTCTTGCGATCATCGTTCGCGAAGATGATCGAGTCGTCGTCCTTGAACCGGTTGACGTGCTCGATCAGGCTATCGAGCGACAGCATGGTTGCGGTGCCATGCCGGAAGCGCGGCGCGTTGCGATAGGGCTCGAAGATCTTCGGGTCGATCGGCTCGATGCTGTTGCCGGACCGGACGGCCAGGGCGCAGACGCCGGTCGCCGGATCTACCAACGTGATGTCCTCGGCCTGGACATAGTCCTCGACCAAGCTCCGGACCTGCTGGACGAGCTCGCCGCCCGAGGTGGTGGGGTAAACCATTGGTGTTTCCTCTCTGAGAGATCAGGCGTCGCGGAAGCCGCCGGCGCCGCCGACTTCGCGGACGCCGAACAGGTGGCCCTGCGCGGGATTGCTGGGGGTGAAGCGCATGTCCTCAGTGGTCCACATGACCGACTTCGGGCGCTTGGCGACCGGCAGGTCGACCTTGTGCTTCGCGGCGATGCTGAACACGCGCCCTTCGAGGGCGAAATCGAAGGTCAGCGTCAGCTTGCCCTTCGACTTGCCGCCGCTATCGATGGCGGCGTTCGCCATCTCTCCGGCGAGGCTCTTCATCACCTCGGTCAACTCGACGTCGAACTGGCCATCTTCGAGGAAGCGGACGAAGTCCCCGAAGGTATTGGCGGCGGGCGGCATGCGCCCCCCGTCGGCGGGCGGGATCGGCGGGAGTGCCGTTCCTCGGTCAGGCATGGTGGTCACGGTGGTCTCCTTTCACGAGCTTGAGAGCTTGGACGCGGTTACGGAACTTGGTGGCCTCGCCTTTGCGGGCGGCCGCCTGGCGGGCGTCGCGTGCGCGGCGGCGGTCGGCGAGCGCGCGGTCGAGATCGCGGGACAGCCTGGCGCGCCGCAGCCATCCCGAGAGGCGGCGCGCAGCTTCGGTGATTGCGGCGCGGGACATCAGTATGCCTCCCGCTGCCGGCGCTCATGGCGGAGCTGCCCTTGCAGGATGTGACTCGCGACGACCCGCTTGCCGTGCTCGGCGGTGCCAGGAATCTCGGCCTCTATGATCCGTCGCGCCTCGGCCGCGCTCAGCCGCTGACTGGCGCACAACTGGCGGTACTGGTCTCGCAGCTCGGCCGGGCACCAGCCGAGCGTGCGCTCGGTGCGGGCCGCGCCGGCCTTGCGTTTAGCCTCCGGGCTGTTGGAGCGCGCGAGAACGTCCGGGCGGGCGAGCACCTCGCGTGCCTGGCGCAGACCGTGCTGGCGGCGCATCTCGCGATGCTCGTCAGGGATGTTGCGATTGTACTCGGCGAAGCGGGCGGCGTGGCGCTCGCGTACTCCAGGCTGAGCATAGTAGCGTTCGATCGCCGCCAATCGCTTTGCGGTCAGCTCTGGCGAGGCGTTGAGGTGCCGGGCAGAGCAGGACTTGCAGCGGCCGGTCTTCGATTGGCGCGAGATCGGCGCCGAGCAGTCGCGGCAGATCATCTCAGCCATTCGACACCTCGGCGGCACCGACGCGAGCAGCCATCGGAATGAACATGAACCCGTCGATTTCGTGGCGCACGGCGGAGACGCGCTCGTCTTCCAGGCGCCAGACGCCACCAACGCAGCGCGGCGCGCCGCAGTCGGGCCAGGCCTCGGCAACGGTGCGGTGGGAAAGGAACGGGTACCGCTCCTCTGCACCGGCTTCAGCGCGCAAAGATGCGCTCGCGGAAGCTGCCTGCGCAGCCGCCGCGCCTTTGGTGGCGATCATGGTGCACTCCTTCAGCCGGCCCCGCCGGCGCGTGATCCTCGGTTAGGAAACCAGCCGCGGGCGGAGCCGCTCGCGGATGCGGTCGATATGCTTGCCGGCGCTCTCGACGGCGGCCGCCATGGCAGCCAGCTCGCAATCGTCGACGATGTTGTCGTCTTCCAGCGCCTCAGACAGCTGGGCGAGCAGCGTCGCGAGCGCAGTGAACCCCGCGCGATCGCTACCCGCACCACTGTCGATCTCGACCAGCTTCATGCCGACCAGCGCCAGCGTGGCGTTCGCGAAGCGCCCGTCCCAGGCGCGGCAGCCGCGGAGGAACGCAACAACGCCCATCTCGCCCTCCGCCTTGCGGTAGCGCTCGGCGGTATCCTTGTGCTTGCCCAGCACCGCGCCAAGGTCCTCGTCGTTGGCGCCGTCCTGGCGACGGATGTCGTCCAGGCTATCGCCGAGGGTCTTCAGGAGCAAAGATGCCGGTACGGTCGTGAATCGACCGTGGATTTGCTGGCGGCTCAACGTGCAATCTCCTGAGCATGAAGAAGGGGATCGACATCGGCGGAAACAGCGGGCGCGGGCCCCAGGGAGGGGGTAAGACCCGCGCCCGCTCCCGACGCGTACATTGCGCCAAGGGGGTCGATGTCGGCAGCGGCGAGGCCGCAATTCGGGAGCTGACAGCTCCGAGCTTCCGGGTGCCAGCCGCCCACGCCGCAGCGGGTGCAGGTGGCGGCGAGCCGGACGCGCGCGCCGCTGTCGTGGTCGAGGCTGATCATGCCGCCTGGGCCTCCTCTCGGGGGTACAGGTCCGGCCGCAAGTCGTGCCGGGATCCGAAGCCCGCGCGCTCAGCCGGGAGCACGTATTCAGCGGGCAGCGGTCGACGGTTCTTCAGCCAGTACGAGACCAGCTGTTGCGAGGTGCCGATAGCGGCTGCGAACTTCGACTGGTTGTTGTCCGCTTGTAGGACCGCCGCTCGAAGCGCATCGTGGAGATCGTCGCTGGCCATATCCTCATTCTCTACAGAAATGTTGTAGGCCATGCAACAGCACTTTTGTAGCACCGGAGCGACAAAAATTTTTGTAAGCGCTTCGGTTATGACGACCTTCCCCAAAGATCCCGCCGACGCCGCGCGCTGGATGCGCGCTGAGCGCAACAAGCGCGGGTGGTCGACGATCGCCCTCGCTAATTATGCCCGTGCGATCGCAGAGCGGGAGGGCAGCTCTCAGAAGCTCACCCAGCAATCAGTTTCTGGTTTCGAGCAGGGCGCGGCCAAGCGCATGCCGGAGTGGTTCCGATACGTCACCATGGCGTTTGAGGAAGGCGCTCCACCGGCTCACCAGGAGACCTCGCGCCGAGACGAGCTTATCTATATCCGGCAGGTCGATATCCGGTACGCCATGGGCGACGGCGCCTCGATCGACGACTACCCCTCTGCGACCCTGATCCCGTTCAACCTCGGATTCGTGAAGCAGCTTACACGCGCGCCGGTCGAGAAGCTCTTCCTTGCCTCTGGCATCGGCAACAGCATGGAGCCGACCCTGCTGAAAGACGACCTCGTGTTGGTCGATACAACCGAAACGCGATCGTCGTTCGGAGATCTGATCTGGGCATTCGAGTACGCGGGCGCCGGCTACATCAAGCGGCTCGCCCGCGTCATCCACGAGGGCAAGGAGATGATCGAAATCATCTCCGATAATCCGAGCATCCCCTCTCGGTTGGCCGATCCAGAGTTCATCCATATCGTCGGCAAGGTGATCTGGATCGCGCGGAGCATGTGAGTGCCGATTTCTGAACTAAGCCTAGCCGTGGTCGGGGTGGCCTTCGAGAACGCCGACGGCGGCAATCGCAGGTCGGAAATCATGTTCTGCTCGCGAGGCGAGCCGGTTGAGCTCGTCCCCGAGCCGCGCAACCCGGTCGATCCGCACGCCGTGATGGTGCTGAGCGCGCGACACTTCCAGATCGGCTACCTCAGCGCCGAGCGCGCGCCATGGATCGGCGCGATGCTGAGGGATGGCCGGAACCTCGTTGCCGTTTTCCAGGAGCAGACGCCCTACGGAGCGGTTATCCGCGTCAATCTAGATGGCGCGGCACCAACGCTGCCACAGAAGCAGCAAGCCTTTGAAGATCAACAGGATAACGACCCTGATTTCTGGCCGGACTTCGAGCCGCCGTATGACTTCGGTTGAAACTACAAAAACTCTGTTGACATAGCTACAATTGTTTTGTAGCTCTCGGGTCATGAGGTCGCTCGTCTGAGCGGCTCGGACGAGAGGCTACAATGCTGACCCATCCCTCACTCAACGACCCAGACGTGCTGCAGGCGGTCGACGACTTCCGCGCGGTCGTGCTGGAGATCCGCGACATCACCCGCCCGCTGGTCGGGATGCGGTACGGCGATCCGCGCCGCGCCCAGATCGGCGCGCAGGTGCAGAGCCGCTTCGACGACATTGACCTGCGCGCCGAGCGCCTGGGCATGTCAGGCCTGACCCTCTTCGAACTGATCAACATGGCAATCGACGCCGAGAGCGTGGCGGTGGCGGCATGAGCGCGCCGTTCGAACCCAACGATGTCGTGGTATGCGTGGACGACGGCGCGTGCGGCTGCGGCTGCGGCGACGACACAGGCCTGCGAATTGGTCGTAGTTACCGCATCTTTGCCGTTGAGGATGTCTCGTTCTGGTGGCCTGAAGACCCCTGGAACGTGATCCTGTGTAATTTCGACCACACGGGGCCACATCACCCGGACGGTGCAAGCCTTGGGGCTCGGCGCTTCCGCAAGATCGACGACGAGGTGACTGAGGAGTTTCGCGAGCAGCTGCGCAAGCTGCCGGTGCTGGAGCCCGCAGCATGAAACCGGCCTACTCCCGCCTCCGCGCCAGCGAACGCCCGGAGCAGACGAAGCGCTGGGGTGCTGTCTGGATCGCGGCCGATCGCCGCGCGCCTTTTCAGGTCGCGCAGCCGCAGGAGCGCCCTCGGCGCCGCTGGTGGCTGCTGTGACGTTCCCCCGGCAACGCGACAAGATCGTCATCGCGCCGTCGAACCAGAGCCCCTGGGTGGGCTGGCTCGACGCGCCGGGCGACCGCTTCACGCGCGCCCAGGTCGGCGCGATGAAGGGGAACGGCATCGATCCCGACACGCACGGCGTGTTCGTCACCGTGTTCCGCGAGGCCACGTCGCGCGAAATGTACTGGCCCCGCGGCGTCGCGCCGCCGGTGTTCCAGTTCGACTGCCCGGTCCTCTCGGTCACCCGAGACGGGCGGCTGCGCGTGATCGCGCCGAGCGGCGACGTGAAGATCGTGCTGCGGAACGGCTGGGTGAAGGAGCCCAGCTACCTCAATCGGCACTTGCTCACTCAGGGGAAATCCTAATGCGGAAGCTCTACTTCGGCAGCGTCTGCGGAGTGGGAACTCTGCTGCTCGCCAGCATGCTTTTTCGGTGCGTCCTCGCGGCGTACCAGCCCCGATCCCCCGAGGTGGCCTCCACATCCACCCTCGTGGTCGCAAGCAGCGCACAAGCGCGCACCCTCGCTCCGGCCGTGGAGGCCGGCCGGAGCACCTATCAAGGTCAGCTCCAATGATCCCCTATACCTCACCCGAGGATATGGCCGCGTGGGCGCGTGCCCAGATGCAGCGCCAGCCCGACTTTGTGATCGGCGAGCCCGCGTACATGCGGCGCTGGTGGATCGTCCCGCGCAACGAGCAGATGAACGTCTATCTGCACCAGATCCTGCGCGACGATGATGACCGGGCGCTGCACGACCATCCGTGGGCGAACACGTCCTATCTGCTGATCGGCCGCTATCGCGAGATCACGCCCGAGGGAACGTTTATCCGCGATGCGGGCTCGATCGTGCACCGGCCGGCCGAAGCGCTTCACCGGCTCGAGCTGATCGACGGCGAGCCGGCGGTTTCCCTGTTCTTCACCGGGCCTAAGGTTCGCGAGTGGGGCTTCGCCTGCCCGAAGGGCTGGGTGCATTGGCAGGACTTCACCGGCGGCGTGAACGGCGAACTGGTCGGCCGCGGCTGCGGTGAGCACGACAGCCGGGAGGCCGCATGATGGAGGCCTGGCCTATGAGCGCCTTCGCCGCCGCGCGCCGCGCGATCATGGCGCAGCGCTGGACCGCGAGCCAGGCGGACGAGCTCGCATCGCTGATCAGGGTGGGCGACCTGCCGGGATCGCAGAAGCGCATGCTGTTCGCGAGCGCGCCGGACGACGTCACCGGGACCGAGGGGCTCGGCGTCGAGCTGCGCACCGGCGCCGACTATGCGGTCGCCCGGGCGCTGACCCGTCGCCGCCTCGGCCAGTACGACGGTCCCGGCGGCTCCCTACCGGGCATGTACTGGTCGAATGGCGAGGGCCTCGCCCTCCGCAAGATCCTGATGGAGCGCGACGCTGCGCAGATGACCGAGGTGGCCAATGGCTGACCGCCGCCAGATAGTGCTGGAAGCACTCAGCAAACGGATCGGCCGTCAAGGCGACATGGAGATCCGCGTCCACCGCAACACCATGCGGATCATCATGAAGCTGCTCGGCCTCGGCGACTGGGAGTTCGGGCAGGACAACTTCCGCGAGGTCGACGCGCTGGCGCTCGACATGCTCCGCCACCTGGCTTGGCAGCGCGCAATTTTTGGAGACCGCCTCAATGGCTGACACGATCGACGAGGCAAACGCGCTCGCCGAGCAGCACCTCGAGCGCAGCCTGCGCGCGGCGCGGCAGCCGATCGCCGTCGGCGCGCCGGGCGAGTGCGAGGAATGCGGCGAGGACATGCCGCGGCTGGTCAACGGCCGCTGCGCGCCCTGCCGAGATGGGAGCAGGCAGTGATAAGGCGTCAGTCTGTTTCGAGGTCCCAGCGCCCGGCTACATCGCTTAACGCTCGCTCGACAAAGTCCTCCATGCCCTCTGGGCATTCAACGACGACGTCCCAATTATGCTCGAATGGCCAGTCTTCATCCATTTCCACCGGCGTCGGCAGGTGGAATTCGATGCTCTGGTCCTCACTGTCGGCAGACATAAGGGCTGCCACCCTATCCAATTCCAATTGGATTTCCTCGGCAGTGTGCGTCGACCTGGCCATGGAGAGATCCCGTCTTAGGAGGGCACGTCGTATTAGAACACCTCGGAGCGCAGCATGATCCTCACCACACTGGCAGGACGGCAGAACTTCACCCGCATCCACGACGGTCACCGGCCGCTCTGGTGCGCGGAGGGGGCCCAAAGACGCATCACCGGCTCCAAGTGCCTGAACGCCGAACTCGCTAGTTCTAGCGGCCATGGCCGTTCCAGCTACGTTTTTGAAGACCCGCAGGAGTCAGCGGAGGAGGTTGTGCCGTGGGGATCCTACCGCACCCAAGTCAGGTTCCACCTAGCCGCGACGTCTTCGATTGCTCGGTATGCGAGGTGCTCCAAGCCGGTCGGTGTATCAACGCAGACGTCCCAATTATGCTCGAATGGCCAGCGTGGCCCGGCGAGGAACGGCCGCCGGAATTTCACCTGCTCTCCGTCTTCAGGCGTGCTGATAGAGGCAGCGACCCGCTTTAGCTCGTTCTGGATCTCGGCTGCTGTGTGCTGCGATCTCGACAAAGCACGTACTCCGGCATTCGGTGATGTGGTGCCCATACTAATTGATGTAAAATCATGATGCTGCTCGGAGTACTACTAGGTTCGCTCGCTCTGGAGCAGCCGTTCACCTGCACCGTCACCCGCGTCCACGACGGCGATGGTCCCCTTTGGTGCGCCGAGGGGCCGAAGGTCCGCATCGCTGGTGTCCAGGCGCCGGACTTCGCATCGGCCACGCCCTGCCGCCAGGGCCGCGCCGAGTACGTCTGCAGCGACGTGCGGGCCCGGGCGAGCCAGCGCACCGTCTCGGCGCTAGTGCTGCGCCGCCGGCTCACCTGCCAGGCTCTCGAGCCAAGCTACAACCGCATCGTCGCTCGCTGCCGCTTACCGGACGGCCGCGACCTCGCCTGCGCGATTACCGCTTCCGGTGCCGCCACTCGGTGGGATCGGTACTGGCGCCGCTACCACTTGGACCCCTGCCCCGCTCCCCGCGGTGGGCGGGCACCACAACCCTGAACGGAGAAGCCGACCATGGGCGCCGCTGAGAAGCTCGACGGCACAATCCCCTTCTGGCCCGCCGCGATGACGCGAGCGATGGCGCTCGCCTATACCAGTGTCTCCGAGACGCAGATGCGGCAATGGGAGCGTGAAGGTACAGTTCGCTTCCGAGCGCGCGGGCCGAACGGCTCGATGATCACCGAGCGTGCGCAGCTGGACGACGCGATCCGGAAGCTATTCGGCGACGTGGCCGAAGACATGGACTTCGGCGATGGCGACTGAACGCCTCCCCCATTATGTCAACGTGCGGAGACTTGCCAGCGGGCAGAAGGCGTACTTCTGGTGTCGCCCCGCCTGGGCGGATCCGAAGCTCGCCTCCTCCCCCGATGAGAAAGTTAGACGAAAGGCGCTTCGCCACGGCAAGACCTGCCCAGTTGAGAGCACGCCGCTCGGCACCGACGTCGCCGAGGTGATCGTTCGCGCCCGCGTGCTGAACGAAGCGTTCAAGGCTTGGCGGCTCGGCGACAAGGCGGAGGTGCCGCACGGCACGATCACATGGCTGTTCGACTGGTATCGGCAGCAGGATCGCTTCACCGAAAAGCGCCACCAGACGCGCGTCGGCTACGAGCGCGCTATGCGGTACGTCGAGGAAATGTCGATGAAGACCGGCACTTTTGGCCAGCGCCAGGCGGGCGCGGTCGACGGGCCCGCTGCGGACAAGCTGTACCAGCGCGCGATCGCCAAACACGGTGAGCGACAGGGCTCCTACATGATGCAGGTCTGCCGGCTGGTGTGGAGCTCAGCGTGCCGGCCGGGCTACTCCAAGCACACCGGTGTGAAGGTGAACCCCTTCAAGGGCATGGGCATCAAAACAAGCGTCGGGCCCGGCAAGGGCAACCGTGCAGCGACCCGGGCCGAATACGACCTCTATCGCGAGACGGCGCGCGCCATGGGCCGCCAGTCAATGGCGACAGCCGCGGCGCTCTGCTTCGAGACCTGCCAGCGGGTGACGGACGTGTTTGGGTTCGAGGATCCGGACAAGAAGGTCGTGCGAGGCTTCTATTGGGACGATTATCGCCCGGGCGAGCAGATCGCCGTCATCCAGTCTAAGACGGGCAAGCCGATCACCCTGCCGCTTGTCGACGGGGAAGGTGAGGATGCGGTGCAGCTATACCCGGAGCTGGAAGCAGAGCTTGCGCGCACGCCGCGCACTGAGGGAGCCGAGCACGAGATGATCGTGCGGGATGAGCGTACCGGGAAGGCGTACGGCATCGACTACATGCAGAAGCTACACAAGCGAATCCGTATCAAGGCCGGGCTGCCGAAGGACCTGCGGTTCACCAGCTTCCGACATGGTGGGCTGACCGAGATCGGCGACTCCGGTGAGGTAGATATCCGAGCGGTATCTGGACACTCGGAGATCAAAACAACGAAGATCTACGACAAAGCCAACCGCGAGAAAGCGCGACGGATCGGAAGAGCCCGGCGAGAACATATTGCGAGGATCACAGGCGATGCGTCTCTTGTCGAGGTAAGCGCCCGTATCTGATCCATTTCCTTCGGGTGCAGAATGGTTCTGCTAGGCGGCTCGCATGTGCGCTTGCTCTACGAAGGCTGCGTTGGCGTTCTGCTCCAGAACTTCGAGTAGCGCCGCGACGAAACGCCTCGCCTCCTCGCTCTTAAGCGAATAGAACACCTTCTGGCCCTCCCTCCTGGTGGAGACCATGCCAGAGGTTCTGAGTATCGCGAGTTGCTGCGATACGGCGGTCGTTCTTGAACGGATTGCCATCGCGAGTTCATTCACCGACTTCTCGCCATCGAGGAGTTCACAGATCAACATGCAGCGCGTGCGGCCAGCAAGAATCTTGAGGAACGCCGACGCGCGCTCCGTGAAGTTGTGAAAGTCGTCGCTCATGCTGTGCAGCGTATGTGAGACATGCAAAACATGGAAGGCTTTGAACGTATTAAGATTTCCGGGCGCCAT